CCAGCCCTTCACCTACGAAGACGCTTAAGCCGTGGCCCTGCGCGAGCTACTGCTGCCGTGGGCCCAGCAGCCGCAGGAGGCTGTCACCCCCGCAATCGGCGCACCGTTCCCGACCCCGTTCCTGTTGTTCAACGCGGCGCAGCAGCGCGAGCTGATAAGTGGCCGTGCGCCGTCCGTGCAGAACACGGTGCTCACGCCAGCGGGCTATGCGTACAACACGGCCGGCGGGGTCACGGGCTGGACTGCATCCGATATGGGGCAGCCGGCTGGTGTAGACGAACTGTGCATGGTGACGTGGGGGTGGAACACGACGCCGTACAACGTGAGCGCAACAACGCGACTGGCTGTGTTCGGGCAGGGCGTAACCGGCCTGGTGATTGAGACGTACGCCTCTGGGGCGCTGCGCGCCGACGTCTACCATTTCCCGGACTACACCGGCTCCATCGGTGTGAACGGGCCGATACTGAGCGCCAACGCGCCGCATGCAATTGGCATGCGGTACATCCGCAATAGCGCATTGCAATTGTGGGTCGATGGGGCTGTCGCCGCCACGGCGGCCGCGCCGAACAAAGCCGCCGGATTGAGATCGGCGGGGTCGGCGCGACTTGATCTGTCGGTCGGCACGCAAGAGCGCGCGTTCCAGCAAGCCGGCGCGGCGGTGTGGTTGCAAGACATTGGTGAGGCCGGCATGGCGGCGCTTACTCGCCACCCAGATGCGCCATGGCAGCTCTTCGAGCCCCGGCGCATCTGGGTGCCTGTGTCTGCTGGAGGTGGAGGCTCCTGGTCCGTCAGCCTCACCGAGACGGCCAGCGCCAATGACAGCCTGGCCGCCGCGACGACGGCCCTGGTCAGCTTGATCGAATCGGCCAGCGCCGCCGACATCATCACCGCGGCCACCATCGCCGCCGTTGCGCTGACGGAAGCCGCGAGCGCGAGTGACACGCAGACGGCCAGCTACTCGGCCACGGGCAGCGGCAGCGTCACCGAGTTGGCGTCGGCGTCCGACACGCTCGACGCAGCGAACACCATGCTGCGGGCGCTGACGGAAACGGCCAGCGCGGATGACCAGCTCGCGGCGGCCACGACCATGCTGCGCGCGATCAGTGAGAGCGCCAGCGCCAGCGACGACGCATCGGCGAGCTACACGGCGGCCGGTGCTGCGGCCATTACCGAGACGGCCAGCGCGACCGATGCGCTCACCGCCGCGGCGACGCTGCTGGTGACGATCCTCGAAGCCGGCAGCGCCACCGACGCGCTGGCCGCGGCGACGACGATGGTGCGCGCAATCACCGAGCAGGCGACGGCGATCGACACCGTGGCCGGCGCGCTGCCTGGCAGCACCTGGGACGTGTCAATCGAAGAGCTGGCCGCGGCGGTCGATCTGATCACCGGCTACGCGGCCGGCGGCCTGACTGTCTCCCCGCTGGGCCTGCGCCTGTCCACCACCGCGCGCCAGCCGCGCCTGAGCACGAGGACGCGATGACCCGCATCCACATCTCCGGCCCTGACACGGAGCCGATCACGCTGGCTCAAGCCAAGTTGCACGCCCGCGTCGAGCACGACGCCGACGACGCGCTGATCACCGGCTTCGTCGCGGCGGCGCGCGAGGATGCCGAGCATGAGCTTGGCCGCCTGCTGGCCGCGCAGGTGTGGCAGCTGACCTTCGACGCATTCCCCGCCGTCGAGATAGCGCTAGGCCCTGACGTGACTGGCATCCAGTCGATCCAATACCTCGACACGTCAGGCGTCCTGCAGACGCTCGACCCGGCGGCCTATGTGCTCGACAACATGGACCGTGCTCAGTGCTTCGCGCTGCCGGCAGACGGCTACGAATGGCCGTCCACCTACGACAGCGCCAACGCCGTGCGCGTGCGCATTGCGTGCGGTCTTGATCCGGTGCCAGAAACCGTGCGCGCCTGGATGCTGCTGCGCATCGGCGCGCTGATCGAGCACCGCGCAGCCGTCGCCGCCGGGCAGACGCTCACGGCCATGCCGGATCGCTTCTCCGACCGCCTGCTTGACCGCTACCGGATCTACAGCGCATGACCCTCGCCATCAACGCGGGCGACCTGCGTCACCGCATCACCCTGCAGTCGCCGCCGGTGGGTCGCAACGCCGTGGGCGGACGCTCGGGCGACTGGGTGGACGAGGCCACCGTATGGGCCGCCGCATGGCCCGTCAGCGCCCGCGAGATGCTGGCCGGCGGGCAGATCACGAGCGAGGTGTCGGTGCGCTTCCGCATCCGCTACCGGGCCGGCGTGCTGCCAAGCTGGCGCGTCGTGTGGCGTGGCGTGGCCTACGCCATCGTCGGCGACCCGATCGACGTGCAGGGCCGGCAGGTGGCGCTCGATCTGATGTGCTCGGGTGGCATCCGTGACGGAGGCGCCGCGTGATCACCGCCAAGGTAAGCGGCGTCGCTGATCTGCGCCGCGAGCTGGCCGCGCTGCCGGGCAAGCTGCGCGTGCGCGCCGTGCGCAATGCCTTGGCCGAGGGCGCACGCCTGGTGCGCAACGCTGCCCGCAGCGCCGCGCCGGTGCTGAGCATCGGCGACCCCGCCGTGCAGGCCGGCCGGCGCAAGCCCGGCACCGTGCGCAAGGCCATCGTGGTGCGCACCAGCAAGCTGGCCCGCCGCAGCGGCGACGTGGGCGTGTTCGTCAACGTGCGGCCCGCCAAGGCCGGCCAGAGCGGCGCCAAGAACCCCAACGACCCGTTCTACTGGCGCTTCATCCAGTTCGGCTGGAACCCGGCGAGCGGCCCTGACCGATTCGGCCGAGCCGCCCGCCGCGAGCGCCGCCGCCTCAACCGTGTCGGCGTCGCCAAGCGCGTGCCCGGCGTCAAGTTCCTGGAAGCCGGCGCCGCCCAGCTCGGCGCCGCGCTCAACGCCATCATGCCCAAGCTGCAGGCGGCCATCGCCAAGCTCAACACCCCGAAGGCCCCGCCGCCATGAGCAGCGCCGAATCCCAGTTCCGCGCCGTGCTGGCCGCGCACGCGCCGCTGACGGCCGTCATCGGCACCCGCATCGCGCTCAACGCCATCCCCGAGGGCGGCGGCTTCCCCTGCGTGGTCTATGCCGTGCGCACCGAGCCCGCGCAGACGCTGCTGGGCGCAGGCGACGAGCTGCAGGCCACGATCAGCGTGCAGTGCTGGGCAGGCGATCAGCTCGCCGCGCGCGAGCTGGCCGACCTCGTGCGCGACGCCATCGACAACGCCGACGCCGCGCGCTGCGCCTACGTGCTGTCTGACGCCACCGTCTTCGACGAGGAGATGGGCCTCGACGGCGTCCAACTCGAGGTCGACTGGACGCCATAGCGCGTCCGCCAGTTCACCAACCAAGCCGCCCACGGGCGGCTTTTTTCTCGTCTGAAAGGAGCCAGCGATGGCAAACATCAAGGGCCGCAACGTCCGAGTCGAGATCGCGGCCACCTACGGCAGCGATGTCACCGTGTCCGCGGTCACCCAAGCATTGCCGGGGGTGGCCACAGCCACATCGCACGGCCAGGCCAACGGGACCGTCGGCTACTTTCACACCGTCGGCGGCATGGCCCAGCTCGAAAAGCAGGCCGTGCGCGTGGCCAATCAGGCGACCAACAGCTTCGAGCTGCAGGGCCTGAACACCACGGCCTTTGCGGCCTACACCAGCGGCTTGTTCAAGCCGGTTGCCACGTGGTCGACGCTGGCCGAGTCGACCAGCTACGAGATCAGCGGAGGCGCTGGAGAGAAGCTGGATGTCACCACGCTGCTGGACATCGTGCGCAAGGAGGAGCAGGGCCTCCTGCCGACGCAGACCGTCAACGTCGGCGTGCTGGCGCAGGACGTGCCGACTGCGGCCACGCAGCTGCTCGAGGCCGCAGCGCAGGCCGGCGGCATCATCGTCGTGCGCGTCAGCATCGGCACCACCGCCGTGCGGATCTTCTGCGGCGAGCCCTCGCTCGCTGGCGAGTCTGTGCAAGTTGGCGCCATCGGCAGCGGCTCGCTTGACTTTGCGGTCAAGGGCTACGCGCTGAAGCTGTCGGCCGCGTGAACGCCCAGGCCCTGATCGCGCGGCTGGCCGAGCAGCGCCGCCATTGGGCGGATCTGCCGGGCGGCGTGCGCGTGCGCTTCGCGCGCCCGCACGAGACCGAGTTCGCGCGCTTCCGCCTCGGCATCACCATCGAGCACGTGTGCGAGTACGTCGACGGCTGGGATGGCGTCACTGAGGCCGTCGTGCTGGGCTCGTCCATCGGGTCCGACTCGCCGGTGCCGTTCGATGCCGCGCTCTGGCGCGATCTGGTGCGCGACCGCATCGACTGGGTGCAGCCGGTGGCCGAAGCCATCGCCAAGGCCATCACCGACCACCTCGCGGCCAAGGATGCGACGGCAAAAAACTGACGGCCGTGCTGGATGCGCAGGCGGGCATCCAGTACGAGGGCGAAACACCGCCGCCGCCCACCGATGACGACGTGATGGCCATCCGCGTGTTCAACGGTCTCGCCAACGGCATGGGCGGCATCGACTGGGCCGGTCTGCCGCTGCTGTGCGCCTACCACGGCGTGCGCGACGTGGAGGGCCTGTTGCACCGGCTGCTGGTCATCAAGGCCCACCGCAAGCCCGACGACGCCGACCGCGGCGCTGTCACCGACGACTGAGGCACGCATGGCCATCGCAAAGCTCAGCATCGACATCGAAGCGCGCCTTGCCAACCTGCAGGCGGGGCTGGACAAGGCCGGCCTGCTGGCCGAGCGCACCGCCAACCAGATCAGCGGCGCATTCAGCGGCCTCAAGAGCGTAGCGGCCACCGTCGGCCCCGTGCTGGCCGGCGTGTTCGCTGTTGCCGGCATTGCGGGCTTTGTGAGGCAGACGCTTGACGGCATCGACGCGCTCAACGACTTGTCTGACGCCACTGGTGCCAGCGTGGAGAACCTGTCCGCGCTGGAGGACGCTGCCGCGCGCACCGGCACGCAGATGGACACCGTGGGCGCCGCGCTGGTCAAGCTCAACCAGCAGCTCGCCGCCGCCAAGCCCGGCAACGAGACCGACCAGGCCCTGCGCGCCATCGGCCTGAGCGCCGAGGAGCTGCGCCGGAGCGACCCCGCGCAGGCGCTGCTGCAGGTGGCGCAGTCGCTGCAGCAGTTCGAGGACGACGGCAACAAGGCTCGGCTTGTGCAGGAGCTGTTCGGCAAGTCGGTCAAGGAGGTGGCGCCGCTGCTCAAGGACCTGGCCGAGTCGGGCCAGCTCAACGCCACCGTCACGAGGGAGCAGGCCGATCAGGTGGACCGGTTCAACAAGGAACTGGCACGGCTTGGCAAGACGGCCACCGACGTGGCGCGCGACATCTCCGGCCCGCTGATCACCGCCATCAACAACCTGCTGGAGCGTGGGCGCAAGGAGGGATTCCTTTCCGCGCTGTTCACGCCCACGGAGACTGGCCGAGCCATTCAGCAGGCGGAAGACCTTTCGCGGGCGATCACCGTCGTGACCGACCGATTGCTGCGGGCTGAGACACTGGCGAAGAACCTTGAGCTTCCGGGCGCCGTGCGTGCCAAGTGGGCGGCCGATGCTGCGGCGCTGCGAAAGCAGCTCGAAGGGCTGCAGCGGCAGGCGCTGGACGTGACGCAGGGGCTCAAGGGGCCATTGCCAGACGAGTACGGCAACGAAGGGCGCAACAGGCCGCGAGCAAGCCTGCCGACGATCAGTGCCGCGCCCAAGCCCGCGCGCGTGGCCGGCCTCGACCGCGCACCGGACACCTATGCCGACGTCATCGGCCGCGGTGTGGCTGCGCTGATCGAGAGGACCGACACCGTGAAACTGGCCGAGCTGAACGCCCAGCTGGCCAAGCTCGAAGAACTTGCCGCAGCCGGCCTTGACCCGAAGATCGTCGAGCAGGTGCGCAGCCTGTTGACCCCCATCGACAAGGGCGATGTGGGGCCGCCGATCAGCGCCGAGTTGGAGAAGGTGAACGCCCTGCTGGCGCAGACCGACAGCGCGCAGCTCGCCGACGCACAGCGCACGTTGATGCTGCTGAACGACGAGCTGTCCAAGGTCGACGCCGGCAGCGCGCGCTTCGTGCAACTGCAAGAGGCCATTCTCGGCGCGCAGGACAGGCTTACGGAACTGGCAGGCACCTTCCCCGAGCTGAAGAAGCAGACCGACGACATCGGCAAGGACATCGGCCTGACCTTCAGCAGCGCCTTCGAGGATGCCGTTGTTAGCGGGAAGAAGTTCAGCGACATTCTCAAGGGCATCGGCGACGACCTGCTGCGGCTGCTGGTGCGCAAGAGCATCACCGAGCCCATCGTCGGCGCGATCGGTGGCGTCAACTGGGGCAGCCTGTTGGCTGGGTTCCTCGGCAGCGCCAAGGGCAACGCATTCGGCCCGAGCGGCGTGATCCCGTTCGCCACCGGCGGCATTGTCAACAGCCCGACCCTGTTCGGCTTCGCGGGGGGGCGCACCGGGATGATGGGCGAGGCCGGTCCCGAGGCTATCCTGCCGCTCAAGCGCGGCCGCGACGGCAAGCTGGGCGTGCAGTCGGCGGGCATGGGTGGCGTGGTGATCAACCAGACCATCAACGTCGCGGCCGGCGCCTCGCGCAACGAGGTGCTGCAGGCCGCTGCCACTGCCAAGGCTGCGGCGGTGGCCGAGATCCAGGACCTGATGCGCCGCGGCAACATGAGCCTGCGGGGGGCCTGATGACCACCTACGCCTGGCCCACCGACCCGCGCCACGTGCCGCAGACCGCGGCCCTGCGCGTCATCGTCAACGCGCGGCACAACATGAGCAGCGAGAACGGCGTCAGCCAGACCGTGACGCGGCCTGGCAGCCGCTGGGGCTGGTCGCTGACCATGCCGCCCATGCGCCGCGCCGTGCGCGACGACTTCGAGGGCTTCCTCGCCGGACTGTCCGGCATGGAGCACCGCGTCAGCATCTATGACTGGCAGCGCCCGGTGCCGCGCGGCACGTGCAACACCGCCGGCGTGACGCTGGGGGCCGCTGCCGACGCCTTCGCCACCAGCGTCGTGCTGGCCGGCTGCGGCAACGCCAAGACCCTGCTGCGCGGCGACTGGATCAAGTTCGCCAACGGGCAACTGTGCCGCGTGGCGGCCGACGCCACATCCGACAGCGGCGGCGCGATGACGGTGCACATCCGCCACGCCCTGCGCGCGGGCTTGTCCAGCGCCAGCGCCGTCACCCTGGCGCAGCCGACCGCGCTCTACATCCTGACCGAGCCCACGGTCGAGCTGCCGCGCCAACCTGGCCCGGTGCAGCCGTCGTTCGGGCTCGATCTGGTGGAGGTGTTTGCATGAGCCGCACCAACCTCGACAGCAACACCGCCGCGGCGCTGGCGGCAGCCAACGTCAGCATGTTCGCGCTGGTCGAGCTCGACCTCGACAGCGGCCGGCTCTACCTGGCCGACCTGCCGTTCACGGTGACGTGGAACGGCAACGACTACCTCGGCGCGTCGGGCATCGGCACCATCGAGCCCATCACCGAGACCGACACCGAGGCGCGCGGCATCCTGCTGACACTAAGCGCCGTGCAATCCGCGGCCATCTCCACCGCGTTGACCGAGGACGTGCAGGGCCGCGAGTGCCTGATCCGCCTGGCCATCGTGGACGGCACCACGCTGCGCGTGGACCCGTGCGTGTGGCGCGGCGTCATGGACGTGATGACGATGGAGGACGACGGCCAGCAGCCGGTGCTGCGCGTGACGGCCGAGCACCAGATGATCGCCTGGCAGCAGCCCAGCGGCGCGCTGTTCAGCGACGCCGAGCAGCAGGCGCGCTACAGCGGCGACAAGTTCTTCGCGTACGCGGCGCAGATCGCCGAGGCCACCATCGTCTGGCCGAGCGCGGCCTTTTTCAAGAGCTGACCGTGCGCCTGCCCCACTGGCCCCGCCTGCTCGACGAGTACGTCGACGCGGCCCGGCTGCAGCCCTTCGGCTGGGGCGCGCTGGACTGCTGCACGTTCGCTGCCGGCGCCGTGCAGGCCATCACCGGGCGTGCGGTGCCCATGCCGGCATGGAGCGGCAGGCGCGATGCGGTGGACGTGTTGCGCCGCCTGGGCGGCCTGCGCGCGGCCACGTGCCAGCGCCTGGGCGACATGCAGCCCGCGGCGGTGGCACGGCGTGGTGACGTGCTGCTGCTGCAGCAGCAGGGCCGAGACCTGTTGGCCGTGTGCATGGGTCACGCATGGGCCGCGCCTGGGCGCCCCGGGCTGGCCTTCGGGCCCATGAGCGAGGCGCTGTGCGCCTGGAGGATCGACTGAGATGGCAGAGGCCGTAGCCGGCGCGATCGCCTACTTCGCCACCGGCACTTACGTCTATGGCGCCGCGGCCTACATGGGCTACGCCTATGTCGTGGTCGCGGCATCGGCCATCGCCTACAGCGGCTATGCATCGCGCAAGGCCGAGGCCCGTGCGCGCGCAGCAGCCAACGCCAGCGCCAAGGACCGCGAGGTGATGATCCGCAGCGCCATCGCGCCGCGTCGCATCGTCTACGGGCGCGACCGCATCAGCGGCCCCATCGTCTACATGGAGAGCACGGGCGACAAGAGCCAGTACCTGCACATGGTTGTGGCGCTGGCTGCGCACGAATGCGACGCCATCGAGACGGTCTACTTCAACGAGGTGGCGCTGCCAGAGCCCGACGGCGACGGCTGGATCACGAGCGGCGAGTACACCAAGGGCGGCAGCACGCAGGCGGAGACGCACACCGGCACCACCAACGGCAGCGGGCAACTCACGCTGCCGCGCAATGCTGAGTCGATCACCGCGGCGTACACCGAGAGCGGCTTCGGCGAGTCGGCCACGCAGACGCACCACACCGGCTACAGCCACACCGCGGGCAGCAACACCATCACCGGGCTGCCGGCCGACACCAGCGTCACCATCGGCTACACCTACACGCAGGCCGCCACGCCACTGGTGCGCGTGCGCAAGTACCTGGGCACCGACGACCAGACCGCGTGCGCTGACCTCGTGGCAGAGAGCGACGGCAAGTGGACCAGCGACCACCGCGGGCGCGGCATCTGCTACCTGTACGTCCGGCTCGAGTATGACCAGGACGTCTTCGGCAGCACCGGCGTGCCCAACATCAGCGCCGTGGTGCGCGGCAAGAAGGTGTACGACCCGCGCACCACAACCACCGCGTGGAGCAACAACGCGGCCCTGTGCGTGGCCGACTATCTGCGCAGCGACGAAGGCATGCGCGCCGACTCGGCCGAGGTGCCTGACAGCGAGATCATCGCGGCGGCCAACATCTGCGACGAGGAGATAGACCTCAGCCTCGACGACGAGGACGTGCAGGCCCGCTACACCTGCGACCTGAGCATCACCACCGACCGCAGCCCGCGCGACGTGCTGGCCGAGCTGCTGGCCTGCATGTCGGGCCGCGCGGTGTGGACGCAAGGGCGCTGGCTGGTGCGTCCCGGCGCCTACCGCACGCCCACCTTGACCATCACCGCCGACATGCTGGCCGGGCCGGTGAGCGTGATGCCCAAGGCCAGCCGCAGCGAGCTGTTCAACGCCATCCGCGCCACCTACCGCGACGCCGAGACCTTTGCCGAGCTGCAGGCCCCGCTGGTGGAGAACAGCGGATACGAGGCCGACGACGGCGGCGTGCAGATCGTGCGCCAGATCGACGCGCCCACGCTGTCCGACACCTACCGCGCGCAGCGGCTGGCGAAGATCGAGCTGGAGCGTGCGCGCCAGGCCGTCACCGTCAAGCTGGCGTGCAACCTCAAGTCCTATGACCTGGCGCCCAGCGACACGGTGCTGCTGACGCTGGCCACCTACGGCTGGTCGGCCAAGCCCTTCGAGGTTTTGGAGCGCACGCTGACGCGCGAAGGCACCATCCAGTACACCCTGCGCGAGACGGCAGCGGGCGTGTATGACTGGGCCTGGGGCGAGGCGACCATCGGCGACCTGGCGCCCGACACCAACCTGCCCAACCCGTTCGGCCTTCCGGCCATCCTGCAGAACCTGGCCGCCGACGAGGACGCGATCCGCCTGGGCGACGGCACCATCGTCACGCAGGCCGTCGTCACGTGGGACCAGAGCACGTCGCCGTTCGTCCCCAACGGCGGCAGCATCCAATACCAGACGGCCAAGGTTGGCACGCCGTGGGGCACCGGCAGCCTGCCGGGCGACGCCACCACCGTGACGCTTGGCCCGCTGCAGGTGGGCGTCGCCTACGTCTTCCGCGCACGCGCCATCAACGCCTCCGGCCGCGCCGGTGACTGGGCGTACATCGGCCTGGTGGCCGAGGGTCTGGCCGCGCCGCCCGACGACGTGACCGGCTTGGCCTACGAGATCAAGCCAGGCCAGGTGTGGATCACCTGGGATCCGTGCGAAGAAGCGGACTACGCGGCCACCGAGCTGCGCTATGACGGCACCGGCTGGGCCGACGCCACGTTCCTGTGGCGCGGCGCCGGCAGCGACTACCAGCACCCGCGGCCGCCGAATGGCACCTACATCGTGCGCGCCAAGCACCTGGACACCAGCGGCAACTACAGCGTCAACGCCGCCAGCATCAGCGTCACCGTCGACGACAGCATCGACCCCGCTGGCGGTGGCGGCCTGCTGCGGCTGACCGCCGACCGATTCCCCTACTTCAGCTTCAGCAGCGGCACCACGCACACCGCGCAGGCGCCGGGCGATGGCCTCATCACCATCACCGCGCAGCTGATCCGCCTGGTGGGCACGGCCACCATCACGGCCGAGGCATTCGATGCGTCGGACGCGAGTCTGGGCGCCGTGACGCTGGGCGGCAGCGGGAACGTGCGCACGCTGTCGGCGGCGCAGTTCGTGGCGCCGGGCACCAGCGGCAGCGTGCGCTACGTGGTGGTCACCGGCACGCTGGGCACGGCCACCGACACCCTGACGGTCTACCGCGCAGACCCCACGACCACGGCGCCGCGCATCTACCTCAGCAACCCGACGCATGCCGTGCCGACCGACGAGGCCGGCGACAACGGCGACTACAGCGGGGCCGAGACCGAGGTGCAGGTGTTTGAGGGCATCACCGACGTCACCGACGACTGGTCCATCGCCATCACGCCCGATGCCGGCGTGACCGCCACCATCAACGGCGGCGCCGGGCCGGTGACGGGTACGCTGAGCGTCACGGTTGCGGTGTCGGACATGACCATCCCGGACGGCGCCGTGCTCGTCACTGCCAGCAAGACCGGCGAGACCGA